CAACGAGTTCTTCGTGACCATGATGACCATCAAGCAATTGATGACCAGCAAGGTAAACGTGATTCTGATTGATACCCGTGTTACGGGGTCGACTGTCATGTTCGTCTTCAGTTTCCGCGAGGCATAACACCCATGCGCCTGAGGTATTTGCTCAGTGTTGATTACCAGGCAGTCGTCAGGCATTTGTTGGAAAAGACCCCACTTCCGCAGTTACCTGATGACGTAACAGAAATCGAAGTTCGTGGAGGGTTCTACTTCGAACACTTCCGTTCCATCTTAGCTGACCACGCCGAAGGTCTGATGAGTTACGAGCCATTTAATGAGGATTGGGAACTCACCAACATCCTCTTTAAAGAGTACGCTAACCTGGGGCACGGCACCATGGAAAGCATCTCGATCTCGGACGTTCCAGGGACGGTTGTAAGGGAGGGCGGTGAATGCTACATACTGCCTTTGGTCAAAATCGAAGTTGAATTCTAGAGGTTCCTATGATCTCTCCGATGTTAAACGACATCGTCGATTTCCAACTGGTCACAAACGGTGTGCTCGGAGACGAACGGACTGACTGCACTATCATCGTACCGAGCATGACCTATCAGGCAGCTCGGTTGATGGACCCGGAAATCGTCGTAAAGCATCAAGCCTTGTACTCGTATTTCCAAAGCAAGGTTCCAGGTGATGATCCGTCGTCGTACCAGTACTTCTCAGTACAGCTCGCTAACGGCGCAATGGAAGTGATCGGTTACCCTTGGGTAAACGAACCCACCTTCAAAGTGGTGCAAGGTCGTACCCGCACCATTGTTATCACCAACTGGCAAGAGAAGATGGCCAGTCCTACCGCCAAGTTCCTCCGGGATCTCGGCGCCAGCTACACCTCGCACGACACGGTTGTCTCCTGACCCTGTTTTCATATACCACGCCCTCTATTCATTAGAGGGTGTGGTGTTGATTTTCTTTTTTGCATCTTTATTTTTTTTTTCTATTAATCGACCTGGAATGAGAGTAACAGAATTATGGGCGTTCCAGCCAAGATCGACCATCAGTCCCCGTTCCTTGAGACTGAATACAAGACCAATCGCAATTTCCTGAAGGCGTACCACTACCAAGCGGCTTACATGTTGTCGGTGGTGTACAACTACGATTACGATCACCTGCTTGATCTAATGAACGAGGTGTTCGTACCGAACGAGAACGGTTTTAAGGAAGCCAAGTTTCGGGTATTCAAGAAAGACAAGAATGGTGACCGTGTTCCATTGGTCATGACGACCCGTGAGTTCTTCAATACGGTGTCGCAGAACGGCTGGCACTTGTCGCCATCGTTGGTGGGTTATACGCACACTGATGTAGAACAATCGGTTAACGCCTTCGGTACGGAACAGTTCATTGAGTTCCGTCGTCTTTATAAAGGCAAGCGTGGTGAAGTCCCAAAAGGTTCCGATGCATGGAACGCCTTTAACGAAATCCAGAACGCCTTGAAGATCTTCAACAACGCCCAGTCGGGTGGTATGTCGTCTTCGGGCACTCCGTTGTTCAACAAGTCGGGTCACACCAGTTTGACTTCGACTTGCCGTGCTCTGACTTCCACGGCGAACCTGATCAACGAACGCCTGATTACCGGCAACCGTTTGCTGTTGTCGTACAACAAGACGGTCGAAGGTTTCATGGCTCAGCTGCAATACGCTGACCACAAGCTGGTGCAAGAGGTTATTGACGAACACAACATGAGCTATGCCACGACTGATCAAGTCATGAGCATGGTGGAACATTGTGCACGTTATTACTGGAGCAACCCAACTCGTATGGGCGCGCTTCGGATGCTGGTCAACAACATGACACCGCTGGAGAAAACCATCCTGCTGTGCACGTTGGACCTGCGTGGGTTGTACGTTACCAACCCGGAAGTCATGCGTAAGTTCTTCCACGATTGGTGTGCGGTTCCAGAACTGCCGAAAGACGCTAAAGCGGAAGACTATCCGAAACCAGCGAATGGCGACTACAAGATCCTGTGTATCACCAAGTTGGGTGTCGGCGCTACACCGGCAGCGATCAACCACCTGAACGCTTATCACGTAGGTGTGGAACAGAAGTGGGAGAAGTTCCTGCGAGCGTTCTTTAAGTCGCAGATCCCACCAACCGGTATCTTCAACGTTAAAGAGATTGTCCGTGAAAGCGTGATGACCTCTGACACCGACTCCGTGATCTACTCGGTGGACATGGTTATTGAAGACTACGCGACTGATCCAGAAACCGCGTTGCGCTTCAACGGGGTGTTGACGTACTTCATCCGTTCGATTGCCGTAGACCAGCATGCTCGTCTCAGCAAGAACATGAACGTGGCGAAGAAGTACCAGTTCCGCCTGAACATGAAGAACGAGTACCTGTTCGCTTCGTACGTAACCACGTCGATGTCGAAACACTATTACGCGCTGCAGCTGATGGTGGAGGGTGTGCTCAACTTGTGTAAGGAAACCGGGAAGTTAAAACCTGCGTTGGAATTGAAGGGCGTTCACTTGCGGGGTGTGAAGATTGCACAGTTGGTGCGTGACTTCACTGACCGCTTGATGCGGAGGGTACTGGATGCGTTGTACAAACGGGAAACGTTGGACGCGCCAGAGATCCTGAAAGAGGTAGGGGATATCGAGCGCAGCCTGCACGATGACATCACCCAAGGTGGTTGGTTGTGGTTGACAAAGAACAGTGTGAAAGATGAGTCAGTCTACAAGACCCCTGACTCGTCGATCTATTTCTACCACAAACTGTGGGAGACTTGCTTGAGCGCAAAGTACGGCGAAGCACCACAGCTACCGTATAAAGCCTACAAGGTCACACTGAACTTGGATGGTAAGAAGAAACTGCAAGCGTTCTACGATAGCCTAGAGGATCAAAACTTCAAAGCGGTTATCATGGAGTTCTTGAAAGACAAAACCAACCTGACGTCGATCTACATCCCAACGGACATGATGGAAGCAATCGGTGGTGTACCGAAAGAGTTCCTGCCGTATGTGGACGTGCGCCAACTGATCAACCAGAACCTGCGGTCGATCTATGCGATCTTGGAATCGTTGGGTCTGTTCATTCTCAATGCTAAAACCACTCGTCTGGTTTCTGACGAGCATTAATAAGGAGGTCAGATGAGTGAAGGTAACTACCCCCGTCCCTTGGGAATGATTCCTGGACTTACCCCGCCTGATGGGTTTGTCGTGGAACCCCAAGGGTTTACCAAACTACCCACTGCTGGTGAACTACACACCAGGGTGAAGAACTGGTTTGCCAACCAAGCCGGGATTGTCAGTCTTACGTTCCTCGGGTGTGTCCCTAATAAGGACTATCTGGATATCGTCGGGACGGTCTACGACGGTGATAGCTATGCTGTCATGGACGAGTCGATACAGGTGGTGTGGGTCGAGTCGAGTCGTATGTGGGTGGAACTTTACAGCATTCCGCCACCTGACTACAGCCACCTTGGTGAACCGTTCAACTCGTTGGGGCTCCAAGGATGACGGGGTTTAACAAGATCGTACCTGGGGTTATCTTCAAGGAGAGCCTCGAGCGCCACCGGTTAAACCAGATCAAGTATTACAAACAGATGGTGGCTAACCGTCAACAGGTCATGGTCAAGATTGCCGAGCTTACGGCTGACCTCTTGGACATGGCTCTGGAAGACGGTTCTGTCGTTCGTAATACGCTGGCGTTCCGCAAGGTCCAAGTGCAACTCGGGACGTTATCCGAAATGGAGGAAACGATGACTTTGCGCATCGACGAATTCATCATCGAACACGGTTACTTCTGGGAGGACTGATGGAACTTGCAAAGAAAGCGGCCCACAATATCCCAAGCCACGGAATGTTTTTATTCCAGCATGTGACGACGGGTATCCAGTTCATGGTGGAGGGTGCTGGGTTCCAGTACTACTTTAAGCACCTCCGTGCTCTGGATGAAGGGCAATGGTTCTACGCTGTATCCGATGTCTGGATTGAAACCAGTTTCGACTTCACGAACTACCGCGTCTGGGTTACCAAGAAAGAAGATGTACTAAAGCTTACTGAACTGCTTCGCGAAAAGGAGAACAGTAAGCTCAGTCGCCCAAAGGTTGTGATCTCGGAAGATTTGGCGAAGTTGCTCTTTGGAGAACCAGTTGAATGAAAAACGAAAGAATGGGTATCCAGGTGAGAGGTAAAGGATTTCCATCCCTTTATCGGCATCAGACCACGGGTTTGTGGATTGTAAACATGAGTGATACCGACGCCCTCCCAGAAGAATGTGTGGAACATCCGGGAGCGACTATCGTCAGTGTTATCAAACATGCGTGGGTGCGACACTGGTTCTGCGGTGAAGACCACAAGTATTACACCAAAAGTTTCGAAGATATCCCCAAACTGCTGGAAGTAATCAGGGAGGCTGGTGGGTGCGATGCAGTTATCTGCGTCAGTCCAGAGTACTTCGCAACCCTGCTGTAAAGCATAATAGGTCATAAGGGAGAGGGCGCGAGCCCTCTCCCTTAGGTTTACCGTTTCAAGTTCTCGAGGTTGAGCGCGTATGTCTCATCACACAGCTGGTAGAACCAACCTTTAAAGTAGCTCTCCGGCACCCGGTTGAAGTTCTGTACCCGGTTACGGTGAGTGCGGTCAATGATGGTGTTCACGTCACTGGCTTTCACTCCCATTGCCGTGCACAGCTTCAGGTAGATACTGTATAGTTTCAGGATAGACGGTTCCCAGATCCACTGAGTCTGCGAGAACAACGCAGCGCGTCCAGCCCCGACGTAGTTGAAATACGGCTGAGCGTAGATGCTGTCAATCACCACGAGGAAGTGCTCAAAACTCTGCAACCGACGGTTCTTGTAAAAGTTCACTAGGAACTCAATATATTTGACGAACTCACGCTTCTCGCTCACCGTGGTGAAAATCACGGAGTCGAAGGAGATGAGTTCTTTGATCGGCACGTCGTGAATAATGTGTTCGTAGAGGATGTTGAGGACTGACAGCTGGTTATGGATCAGCTGGGCTTGAACAAACGGGTACTGGGCGATGTACGCACCGGGACCGCCGTCCTTCTCCATCCCCATACGCTGGTACAACCACCAGCCCACGGCCAGCTCCACGAGGTCCACCCCCATGATGGCGAGATCCCCTACGGAGGAACCTTCAGCTTTATTACGGGTCAGTGGATGTGAGTACCCGTGTTGTGTTACTGTGGAACACAATGGTATTACAGGACGCAGTTCGTCAATCGACAGAGTGTCCTCGGAATAGGTTTTGGTGTTCTCGATGAGACACCAGTGCTCCCGGGCATTGTTCCTGTAGAACCCGTCCTTCTGCGCAACCCCCACCTGATGGAGGGAAGTAATTTTGAACAGGGTGCACAATGAATAGGCTCGGAAGCGAGTGTAACCCACCACGTAGTCCAGAGTCCATTCAGCATTAATGCTTAACTGCTGGAGTAATCCTACCAGGAGGTTTTCGTTTTCGACGTTAAACGGTTGTTGACGAACCCATCCGATAAATGCCTTACGGTTGTACTCGGTCTGACGACGCATGTTTGCCAGATCCGTGAACCGCAGGGTGGGGTAGAGCGTGTTGGTCGGTTTGGGAAATGACAATGTACGCATGGTCAGTATTTTCCAAATGTGAGTTTCTATTATATACACACACCTATACTCTCGGAGAAATCCGAGGGAACCCGGCGTGCGATTTAGAAACGGATGGGCTAAAAGTTTTAAGGTTTCTATAGCATTCCTCACGGAAAGCTACAGTGGCTAAAAAATTATAAGTCTATATTACTAGTATGAATCGCAGAAGGAAATTGTGTGTAGGCAAACACCAAGCGATTATTGCTAGCAAACCTTTTACTAAGAAACTGTGGAGTTCCACCATGACTGTAAAACGCGGCGCCAACCAGAACAAACCTGCTACCACCGGCAACTGGGATAACACTGAACAGCAAGCCGAAAACGGTTCCCTGGCCGGCCACCAAGACATCACCGGTCTGGCCGCCCTGTTCAACACCACCTCCATGACCTCCGACAGCCGCAACATGGTCGAAGTCGGTCAGGTCGTTGAGCTCATGAAGAAACACTACGAGCAGCTGGCTGGCTCGACCACCCCGGCCGCTCAGCTGGCGATCCTGCCGGACATCGACCTGATGACCACTTCCATCTCCAACGTCCTCCCGGGCCTGGTGATGTACAAAGTCATCAACAACGCCATGTGGGTGATGGGTGTCCTGTTCTCCAACAAGGACCTGACCATCTCCTCCGAGCCGATCCGCATCCAGAACTTCGGCGGCGCCGGTACTCAGCAGATCTCGATCCCGCTGCCACCGACTGGCTATGCCGACAAGTTCGTGATCGAAAACCTGCGTCAGCACTTCCTGCGCCTGGCCGAGCAGCAGAACATCCACAACGTCGCGATCATCAACATGACCGTCGTCGACATGGAAATGCTCAACCACCCAGAAGCTGGCGATCCGAAAGATCGTCCACAGCGCATCGCTTCCTACCTGGAAGGTCAGTGGGAAACCTCGGTGTTCGTCAAGATCACCCAGGACATTCCGGAAGCCGGCCTCGACCTGCCTTCGCCGTTCAAAGATCCGAAGCAACCGTACGGCAAAGACGGCTACGCTGAAGCTCGCGTCAGCGCCATCCAGGATCGCGTCAACAAAGGCGGTTACCTGAGCGCTGCCAACATGGAGGTGGTCGCTTCGACCATCAACAACATCAACAACCCGGCCTCGGTGCAATCGAACTCGAAAGAGATCGCTCGCGTTACCGCTACCGTTCAGCTGTCCGGTATCACTTACCAGCAGCACATGGCCAACCTGGCAGCTTCGCGCGGCCTGCACCAGAACGACGCCATCCAAGCCTTCCTGGGCATGAACGGCGGTCTGTACCCGAACGGCTACCGTCCGATGCACCCTGTGATCACCATGGAAACTGCGCAAGCAGGTGAAATGATGAACTACAACCAGGGCCTGATGCCGTACTTCTACGGTCTCTACCTGCTGATGACCACCAACGCCGACTACGTGTTCACCGAAGCTCTTCGCAAGATGAGCGTTGGCGCACGCGGCAACCTGGGTGCTCTGGAAGGTCGTATCGATTCGCTGCTGCAAGGCGTGTTCATGGGTCAGCGTCCGAAGCTGGACGACAAGACCATCACTGACACCGATCTGGTTAACACCTGGATCCGTCAGAACGTCTCGGCTCACGCCACGTTCCGTACCAACATCGTCACCAATGGTCCAGAGGCTGCCGTCTCGAACTTCCTGCTCAACCTGAGCTCGAACAAGCGCGGCAAAGAAGTCAAGACCATGATCGCGGTGCTGAACGCGCTGTCGAACGGCAAGTTCTCGGAAATCATCGAAGCGAACCGTCAGAAGGGCTCGGGCTGGACTGCCGACAAACCTGCTCTGCACCGTACGCAGATGATCGTCGTAAACGGTCTGGCCAAGCTCGGCAACAAAGAGCTGAACACCCTGGAAGTCGACGAGATGCTGCTGGGTCACGTCAAAGGCAAGAACGGTCAGCAGTCCGTTCTGAACTACCTGGCCATCCAGTACGGTATGACCCAGGAAGACTTCAAGGCGCGCTGCCAGAAGCTGCGGATGGAACTGAACCAGTCGATCTTCGACGGCTCGGTGCACATCAACACCTTCGCACAGTCCTGCGTCTGGGATCCTCTCCTGATGTCGGCAATCGCAGAAGCTCTGGATCCGATCGGTACCCTGAACGTGGCCAACACCACCGCCAGCTTCCGTCCGAACCAGCTGGTCTTCGCACCAGGCGTCGGTCTGGCCACCATGTCCTCGGCCGGTTCCAGCAACATCAACAACCTGAACGCGATGGGTGCGTTCGGCGGCGGCATGTCCTTCGGCTAAGTCGCTGTAGCAGCAACTGAATAGGGGTTAGGGAGTCTTCGGGCTCCCTAACCTTTATGCCCCTTTTGTATTTTTTGGAGTTTATTCGACATGCATTTCCCCGACTTAACTCCGAGTAACGCATTAGCGATTGCTGCGTTGACCAAGTACAGCGAAGAAGCCCTGGATCCCACTCCATGGTTCGCTGGGTACGCTAGTCGGCTTACCACTTCTCTGGTCGACGACCCTCGTTTCTCTGAACCTCTGTACCCAGATTTCGAAGACAACGATTATCAGCATGACGTCAGTATCCTGAAACATGCTTACCTCAATGACTTCGACTTCAACCTTGAAGAGGACCGGGAAGCTTTAAGCGCCCTGACTCGGATGGAGTTTGAAGGTAGTTCCTTCGACAGTATTGCGAAGTGTCGTTGTAAACACATGAAGGGTAACTACCTGTTGGGTAGTGGTCGCACCTGTCCAAAGTGTGGCGGTCAGGCTGAGATGTTTCTGGATCAGGGTGATGACACCCGCGTCTGGTTGCGCTGCCCGGAAGGTGTAAAGAAGTTCGTTAATCTCGGCTTCTTCACCACGTTCTTCAACAACATCACCATCGGAAATCCAAGTCCGAAGATTGGTGTTGCGCGTTTCTTCATCGACCCCGTCTACCGGGCGGCTGAAAAGAAGAAGCGTAACGGCTCGATGATCGCGTTGATGCAAATGATCAGCGACCTCGGCATTAAAGAAGTAAACCTGAACTCGTTCTACGATCACTGTGACGAGATCATGGAGTATCTGTTGGTTGGACCAGGCACTCGCTGGACCAAGTACAAGGCGGAAGGGGAAACCATTCTGGGGTTCTACAGAAAGTACAAGCGAATCGCTTTCTGTGACTACATGAAAGTCCCTAGCCGTTACTGCATGGTGTTGGAAAAGTCGGGCAAGGAAGTGTTGAGCTATCAGCACCACCCTGAAACGGCCAAGCTGTACCATGCCATCGCGGACACGATGAAGTCCAACAGCTGTTACACGTTGACCAGCAAAGATATCCAGAAGAACCTGGAGATCACCGGTAAGAACCTGGTAGCCTTGTCGGATCAATACCGTTCGGTAAACAACCCGAAGGCGATCTTCAACAAGCAGGGGATTAACCGGAAGCACGTCTGCGCAGGTCCTGTTCCACTGACAGGTCGTTCCGTTGTAACGTCGCACACAGGCATTATCCACGCTGACTTCTTGATCATGCCGTGGAAGATGGTTGTGACCATGCTGGAGGTTCCGATCACCAGCCACCTGTACCGGATCGGTTATACTCCGGTAACGGCCCGTGGTCTGATCATGCGTGCGGCGTATGAGATCGTTCCAGAGATCGATGCGTTCTTCAAGGACATGGAAGATAACCGTAAGGTCATCGCCCAGATCGGTCGTAACCCGTCGATTGAGTACCTGTCTCGTCGCGGGATGTTCTTGGGGGTCAACCGTGATCTCGAGGACGAAAGTATTAAGGTACCTATCCTCGCGGTAGGTGAAATGAACATGGACTTTGACGGCGACCAGTCGTACGTTATCCTACTGGTGGATAACGAGTCGAAAGCAAAAGCTTACGGCAGTTTCGGTCACCATCAAACGCTCGACAAGAACGCTCTGTTCAAAGTCAGCAAGTACGCAGGACAAACGGCTACCAACTTGATGAACCTTAATACGCTGTTAATGCAAGAACCATTGATCGACTAAGGAGGGTGAAGTTCTATGAATAGCGCTAACGCCTTCTCCTACGCGATCTCCGGGTCGTTTACGGACGAGGGTATCAATCAGTACGCTCAGTACGTTAACAACACCACAGCGATGTTGCAGAACGTCGGTGGTTGGTTAGGTCAGCAAGCAGCCAAGACGCTGGAAAGCTTCGACAACTTCCTCAACTCCCGCGCATGGGAAATGAGCAAGCGCTTGCTGGGCAACCAAGATGGTGAATGGGTGTCGCGTTACGCAATCGGTTATCTGGGTAGTGTTTATGCCCAACAAAACGCCGAAGGCTACATGCGGGACTACATCATGGCGATCCCGGAAGTTCAGCAACTGTACTTGGATGGTGAGTTCTCTGGTTATGGCGGTGACTTCAGTGCCTTCTGTACGGGCATTGGTGAAGCCAACATCTTCCATCGCCGTTCGATGCATGGTCTGTTGAACTTGACCGAAGTAGATGAGAAACCGCAGCTGCGTCACACACACTACCATGACACGTTGGGTGGTAAGATCACCTTCCGTGAACGGGTGGACGTGGATAAGACGCGTCGTGCCGCAATGCACCACCTTGCCAACACCATGCTGGACATTACCAGTGTGGAAGGTAAGTATCGTACGTCGTACATTCCGCCAACTGAAGAGTCGGCTGAATAACCACTGGATAGTTTATCCTATAACCGGGCGGGGGTAACGCCCTTCCCGGTTATTTTTTTTTCCTTTACTATAGGGGTTTTCGTTTAGTAGAGGAGGGTTTGCATGGCTCGGTATTGCGTGGCTTCTATGTCGACCGAATCGGGGTGGGAAACACAATCCCCGCAGGCGGCATTGGCGAAGCATGTAACCTATTGGTTCCAGTCTCGTGAGAACCAGGGTAAGGTGATGGGGAAGGTCCCTAGCTTTTATATGATCTTCAAAACCTTTTCTCGGGATCCCGAGAAGATGGTGGAAGAAACCCGCACCAAGTTCAAAGCGTACATTGAAGAACTCTTTGATAACGTGCTCGTTCATGTTGAACGGCAAAATATCACTGGAGAGATAAACAATTACAAGCTCATTTTGACCGCACGTGTAAATGTGGACGGTGTCAACTATGACCTTGCAGAAACCATCCTGGCGACAGGTGAACTTTACAAAGTTCTAGACACGGAGCGATTGAAACGATGATGCAGATGACCGACGAAATCCGCCAGATGATGATCGAAGAAGATCTGGGCTGGTTGGATAAGCTGGAAGTTCACGAAGTCAGTGGGCGTTTCATGCTGGGCGACGCAGGCAGCGAGCTGCCGATCAACGTCAGTCACATCATGGAAGAAGAAGAATTTACCCGCAAGTGGCTCGTGGGCTTTGCTCTGGGTACTTCTCTGGGTCGCAACTACTTCCCGCTCAAGGAGTGGTTCAGCTTCACCTACAAC